GCTACATTGATTAAGCATATAATCATACCAATGTGTAATATATATTCAAAATACATGTGTATGCATACTACCTTATCTTACGATGCACGGTTACAGAACTAAAGGCTTGTTTGCCTTTTCTGTTCTTTATGCCCTTTAAAGGCGTCTGGATAATAACCATTTCCATCTTTGTACCTCTACTAATTACTTTTTCTATCCTTTTATCCATAGCTTAATTACCTCTTATCTATTGGATTATATGCCTGTACTAGCCTAGACGTTACTATTATAACGCCCTGACTCTATATACAGACAATAAAAAAGATATATACATCCGTAGCTTGCGAAGCTCGTATATATCTTATGCAGGTGCCACTATAGCCTACATCAGAAACTGATGGAGTCCCTGAGGACGATAGGCTTATAGTAGGCGATTGCCGCTGGTGGTAACTCATCAGTACCTTCGTACTGTGTGGGTTCGCCACTAAGGCGGTAATCAACACCTTCAGCAGAGTTGAGAGGTTGCTCAAGCTTCTCTGAAGCCTTGGCAATCTTAGCAACACTCTTAGCTGTGATAACAGCTGGGAATGTGCGGTCAACTTGCAGTGTGCGTACTTTGAAGTTCTGTGTGTACAGAATCTTGCCAGTGCGGTCACGCTCTGGTTCAAAGTCGCCACGGAAGGTGGTGCCTGCTGCAGTATTGCTGAATGTAGCATCGTCTACGATGTTATCTTCAGTCTTTATTGCGTCAGCCATATGGTTTACCTTATGGTTAAGTGAGAAAGATATCATAGATACTATGATACTGCAAGCTAAACTACTTGCAGTAGTTAGAAGGGGGCTATCTTGCAAGCCAACGAGAGTTTCAACGGGGACGGCAACCCACCCCGTGAAATTCGAGGGGGTGTAGCAACCTGTATATCTCGTAATCCCAATCTAAATTAATTTTTGGGAAACCGAGCTAGTAGGATTCCTTACTCTATTCTAAAATATATTTTTTTAAAAAATCCAGGTTTTCCTTATATCGTTGATATTGTTAATCTTAACGAAGAAGGATAAAGTAAGCCTTGACTATTGCATATAGTGTATATTATTATATAAATTATAGGTAAAAATAAACGACTTCCTTCTTAAGATAAGATTTTGGATTCTAATTATGCAGACATCACAGGGTTACAGGCCTCAGAAACGGGGTAAAAAGACTACTCAAGGGAGTAGTAAACTAACAAAATACAGTCACAAAGGCTCTAAAAGGCGTTATACTAAGAGATACAGGGGTCAGGGGAAATAGGAGAAAATCATTGTCTAGTTTCAATATTAATGACTATATTAGAAGCGATGAATCGTTGGATTATCAAAAGATTTATAGAGATATGGAAGAAATAACGGGCTTCATGGCTCAGACAAGAAGAGAAGATCATTACCACAGAGTCGTCGGACTCTTCGAGAGTCTTAATAATGGCGAAATCTCGCACAATGCGAGCGTTAATGCTGAGATCGATGAAGTACCGTTTTAGAGGGGCCCCTCTTATTTTTCCTAATGTTGAGTGGATTATGAATAACACTAGGGATGCAAGGCTAGAGCTATATGATGGAAGTATACATGGAATACGGTGCGATTGGAATAATTGTATCATTGTTTGTAATGATGATAATGAATCTGATCAAGAGCCAGAGGGTACAAAATGATGATTTAGATGATATGAGAGTGCATATTTCTAAAATTGAAACGACAATGCAAAATGTTGAGGGGATTACAATAAAATTGATCGAAAGATGGAATAAATCAGATGATCTTAGTCAAAGACATAGGGAAGATATTGTGAAAGAACTGAACGATGTTACTGATGATCTTGCGTATCTCAAAGGTAGAATAAACGGGAGAAGTGCTTGATGGAGTTTAAAGATTTAATAGGTGATATCCTTAAAAGAGAGGGCGGATATGTAGACCATCCGAGTGATCCTGGCGGGGAAACTAAGTATGGCATAGCTAAGAGGAGTCATCCTAAGGAAGATATAAAGAATCTTACGAAAGAACGGGCTACTGAGATATATGAGAAGGAGTATTGGACGCCATCAAAGGCTTCCTCTCTTCCAGGTAGTTTACAAGAGACATATTTTGACATGGTAGTTAATATGGGACAGCGAAGAGCTGTAAAGATTTTACAGAAAGCTTGTAACTCGAAAGGGTGCAAGTTAGTCGTAGATGGTCTTATAGGAAGGAATACTATAAGAGAATCAAAAAAGATTGATGATTCTAGACTAAAGGTGTTTAGGATTCTATTCTACACTGATCTGATAACAAGAAAACCTAAGCTAGCTGACTTTATTGTTGGTTGGATTAGACGAGCAATGGAAACATAATAGTGCTTATATGGAAGGAGTCAGGAATGGCGAAAGAGAAAAAAGCAGCGAAAGCTGTAAAAAAAGCTGTAAAAAAAGTTGAGAAGAAAGCCCCTGAGGTTGTGCGTGGTTCGTATAGTCAAAGAGGGAAGTAACTTTTATTTGTGAGATACGAAATCGTATCTGGAAAAGAATACCCAGTTTATTCACGTAAAGAGGCGGATGAGCTGGGTTTGTCGTATAAACACCCTTTTGATGTTTCAGAGGGAGATTACGGGATATCGTCAGATGAAGAGGTATCCGTATGCCTAAAGAGGAGTCGAATGAAGGGTGGGACTCTCAAGGTAAAGTATCCTTGGGGGCCGTCATTCGTACGTTCTGGTGAGGATGATATAAAATCAATAGGAAGAATTAACAACTATACCGAGAGTGGTAAAAATAATCGTGGTAAGTTTGTGTCGAAGAATGATAACTTTAAGAAGTTAGCACATCTTATGGCACAGCCTGGTATGACAAAGAAAGCTGCTATTAGGTTAGTATTCGGGCATTTGCCTGATAATAAACGATATTCACTAAATAAGACAATGAGAATGGAGGTCTTTAGACGCATGGTAAACGATGAATTAGATAAGATAGTCGAGCAATTTCCAATAGGTAAGATGGATACAGCTAGAGCCCTAGCAGCCGTATTAGACAGAGCTATGGACTGGGATGGGGATAAGATGGGTAAGGATGGTGATTCCAAGATAGCAGTGTCCATATTGGATAAGTTAATGGATATGAACGATATGAAGAGTAAGGGTAAGGTTATTACTACCCACCAGATAGAAGCTTCTACCGTAGAACACACTCTTGCTGATATCCAAGAGAAGAAGAAACTTTTTAAAGCAACACAAACGGAGGAGAAGCATGGGTTGGAACAGGCAACAGAAAAAAAAGAAGAAAGTGATAAAGAGGAAGCGTAATGGAAGCAATAGTCCAAAAAGGACTAAAAAACCGAAATATTGATTACGAGGCTTCGTATACTCTTGACAAAGAGAAGAAAGAATTCCAGCGTGATATGGGTTGGTTTGGGAAGTATTGTTTTCCAACTGCCTTAGCTAAGGATACTCCGTCTTTTCATAGAGATATATATAAAAATTTAAAGAATGATGAGACGAAGCGTGTACTTATTGCAGCCCCTAGGGGGACTGCCAAGAGTACCGTGTGTTCTTTGATCTTTCCTTTATATAAAATAGCATACAAGAAGCCTACAGAGGATTTGTTTATTGTTGTTGTATCCGAGTCTCAGGCTCAGTCAGTAAACTTCTTATCTAGAATAAAGTATCACCTAGAACATAGTGATAATTTCAAGCATATATTTGGAGATTTTAGTTCGGCTACAGCTAAGAGATGGACTGGTGCAGATATTATACTCAAGAATGGTACTCGTATAGTTGCTGTTGGTACTGGGCAGAGGGTTCGTGGGTTTATTGAGGGGGACACGAGGCCCAATGTAATTATTGTTGATGACTTCGAGTCTGAGTTGAATGCTTTTACGCCTGAGGGTAGAACTAAGAATAGGAAATGGATGACGGAGGCTGTTATACCTTCACTTTCTGATGATGGTAGAATAATAATGATTGGTACTGTGATTTCTGAGGATTGTTTCTTATATTGGGCGAAGGATAGTCCAACTTGGGAGACGCTCTGGTACAGTATCTGGGATGATGATGAGAATAGTATCTGGCCCGAAAGGTTCCCTAAGGATAGAATCCTTCAGATAAAGAGTGAGTTTGAGAGTGTTGGCAATATAAATGGATTCTACCAGGAATACATGAATATTGCACAGTCTCCAGATGATGCCCCATTTAAACCAGATTATATAAAACTGCATCATTATGACCATGAAAGAATAAATAGCCAATCTTGTTTAGTAAGGGAGGTGGGTGATGAAAAGAAAATTATCCCAGTCGAATTATACACTGGAGTTGATCCTGCATCTAGTCTTAGTGCCCGTGCTGACTATTTTGTTATTGCTACCATTGCTATTGATGCTGATAATAATAAGTACATTGTCGACATTTTTAGGGAAAGGCTCGATCCTGCGAGGCAACCTCAAAAGATTATTGATATTTATGAAAGATTCCATCCAAAGAGAATGAAGATAGAGACTGTTGCGTATCAGGAGGCATTGAGAAGTGCTACCAGGGCTATAATGCTCGAAAAGAATTTATACATCCCTGGATTAGAGAAAGGGGTGAAACCGAGGAACCGAAAAAGTGAGAGATTATTATCATTAGTGCCCCTGTTTGCTAAAGGTCAGTTTTTCTTTAGACCTCAAGACCTCTCTGCACAGCAAGAGTTCTTATCTTACCCCAGAGGAAAGAATGATGATGTGATGGATGCGATATGGACTGCATTAGAAGGCTCGAGACCTTGTAGGGTAAAAAGGGATGAGTTTGACCCGAAGAAGGGGGCTGAAATAAAAAGTAATAAAATACTTGACTGGCTAACCATGTAGGTTGTAATATTAAATGATGGCTTATAACTCCAAATCACAGAAATCGGGCAAAAAACTCGTTGAAGAGACGCAAAGTCTCTGGAAAACCTATTCTCAAAAGCGTGAACGATGGGCACACCATGCTCAAGAAGATCGTGAATTCAGATTAGGTAAGCAATGGACATCAGATCAGAAGCGAATTTTAGAAGAACGAGGACAAGCAGCCCTTGTTGTTAATCGTATCCATCCAGCAGTAGAGGCTGCTAAGGCTCTCATAACTGCAAATAAACCTCAATTCAGAGTATCCCCAAGAGAAGATAGTGATAACAAAGTAGCACAGGCTGTAAATGGATTATTAGAATATATATGGCAGATATCAGAGGGTAATACTGTTTTAAGAAGAGTTGTAGACGATTATTATGTTACTGGACTTGGCTGTGCGTTAGTGTATATAGACCCAATGATGGATATGGGGAAGGGTGAAGTTTGTATACATGATATTGATCCGCTAGATGTCTATATAGACCCTAATTCTAGAAGTCCTCATGGTGATGATGCAGAAAATGTAATTATATCAAGGCTTTACACTAAAGACCAGGCTAAGGCCTTATACCCAATGTATAAGAAGGCTATTGGTAATGCCTCTACAGAAAATTTTATGACAGACAGGCCATCCACTGGAAGAGAAGACGATGGTGAGACGACTTGGCCTGAGTCTCCAGAAGTACAGACAATAGCAAACTTTGGTGATAATGATGAATATATTAGAGGGTATGAAAGATACTATGCTCTAATGATTGATCATCATAGGGTCTATGAGAGTATGACTGGGGATGAGGACTTATTGGATGATAAGGAGTTTGAGGAGTATCTACGACAACCCGCCTGGATAATTCAGGGGCAGACTGTTGTAGAGCCAGAAGAAGCTCAGGCTGCTATTCAGCAATTACAGCAAATTTATCAGCAGCAATTAGAGCAAGGTAGGGCTCAGGGTAACCTAGAGTTACCAGAAGAGCCTGATGTCCAGGAGATAACATTTGCTGATCTTGTCCAATCGGGAGCTATTGAAGTGGTCACAGTCCCAACAAAAAGAATTAAGCAATGTGTGATCATGGGCGATAAACATTTATATTCTCGTATCCTCCCAATTGATAAGTATCCTATTGTGTTCTTTATGAACCAACATACCCGTACCCCCTATCCAATGTCAGATGTTCGTATGGTTAAGGGTATGCAGGAATACATCAATAAAACGAGAAGTTTAATTATTGCCCATGCCACCACTAGTACTAATACAAAGATTTTAATACCATCAGGTTCGGTAGATATGAGGGAGTTCGAGCAGAAATGGGCCCAGCCTGGAGTAGCCATCGAGGTTGATTTTGATCAAGGGCAGCCAACACCAGTTCAGCCAACTCCCCTACCGAACGAGCTATATAACAATGAGACTACTGCTAAGAATGACATTGATCATCAATTGGGTTTATATGAGATGACAATGGGTAATTCAGCTGTTGCTCCTCATACATATAAGGCCACTGTAAGTCTAGATGAGTTTGGTCAGCGAAAGATGAAGAGTAAACTTGCCGATATAGAGGCTGGATTAAACAGGTTGGGACAGATAGTTATCCCTATAATGCAGCAATTATACACTACTCAGAAGATCGTTAGGTTAATTCAGCCTAATAACAGTATGAGCGAGTATGTCGTTAATAAACGGTTGTACGATGACCATTCAGGCGAGATTAAAGTTTTAAATGACATAACAGTTGGAAAGTACGATGTAGTTGTAGTTACAGGGTCAACGATGCCGACGAATAGGATGGCTCAACTTGAAATGTATATGGATGCGTATGAAAAGGGTATTATTGATAAGCAAGAAGTATTAAAGAAGACAGAGGTCTTTGATATGGAAGGCGTATTACAAAGAACAGATTTAATAGATCAGTTGAAAGGCCAATTGGAGCAAGCAACTGAGACTATAAAAAGTATGCAAGGAGACTTGCAGACAAGAGAGCGTGAAATTTATCACGCCAAAATGAAAGCCGAAATCGAAAAAACGAAGTCCAATTTGAAGGGAACTGAAAATCGGGCAAAAATGTCTGGCACTCTATTCGAGAAACGCCTAGATGACGCTTTAGGGCAAGTTAAAAAAGAGGTAGCGGAAGCTTCCTCTAAACCAGGCTCACCTTCTTCAAGCCCTAAGAAGAAGCAGTCTAAAAAATAGGAGACTATTATGGCAGAACTAGAACAATTGACTACCTCCCCTCCACCTGAAGTTCACAGTGTTGATCTACAGACAGAGGAGAGCTCTTTGGTCGATGATGTCATTTTTGGTGGAGAGAAGGGTAGCGTATCAGAAGCCTTCCCAGATGAAACTGAACAAGCAATTGTTGAGAACTCTAGTACAGAGTCAGAATCTCAGGTAGAACCTTCTGTAGAAGTTAATCCAGGTAACGAAGAAGTACGGTATCAGTACTGGCAGTCCCAGGCAGATAAACTGCGTAATGAGCGTGATCAGTTGCAAACCCAATTTAATACATTGGCTGCACAACCTCAAGTTCAACAACAGCAGGAAGAACCTGAGGCGGCCCCTGAGCCAGAATTTCCAGCTCCACCCGAGAAGCCGCAGAAACCTTATAATTTCTCAATGGACGAGGCGTTATCCGACCCCTCATCTGAAAGTGCTAGATTTGTTCAAAGTGAGCAGGTTTGGCGTGACCAAATGGATGAGCACAAGAACTTACAGTTCGAGTACCAAATGGCTATGATGGAAGATGAGAGAGAAAAGTTACGCAGGGATCGTCAAGATGATATACAGCGTCGTGACGCTGAGCAAAAGCAGGCAGAGCAATTGAACGGAATAAGAAGTCAAATTATGGATCAATATAAGGTTGATTCACAGGTTGCCGAAGATTTCGTAAGAGTTATGTCTGATCCGAGTTCTATCAGTCTTGACAACCTTTGGAAATTATATGCATCGGATAGGGGCTATGGCTCCCCTCAGCAACCTACGAATTCACCCTCTGGTGAGTTTCAACAGGTTAAGAGGGCACAGCAAATACCTGCTTCGATGGGAGTTATGCCTTCTCAAACGAGACAGAATGAGGGCTCTGTAGAAGATAAGATTATAGATAGTATGATAACTGACTATAATAAACAGAACCCTTGGAGTTAAAACTAATAGGAGTTAAAGATGGCAAATCAATATAGTATAACCGCTGGTGGCGGTATGCAGTCATCCTCGATTGATCATTCCAGACGAATGTACAATTTCGGGGAAAAAGTGTCAGAACTCGCTCCTAAACAGTCTCCATTCTTTTCATATTTGTCTAAAGTAGCCAAGAAACCTACTGATGATCCTGTTTTTAAATTCTTAGAGCAGCGTCATCAATGGCAACGTCGTAATTTTGAAGTAAAAACAGCAATGACTACCTCTGCACATAGTGGTAGTGATGCTAACTTCAACCTTACTAACTTGCAGGTTGATTGTCTATATGATAAATATGGCAGGGTCGTAACCACAGCAACACTCCCGAACTTCATTCTAGAAGGACAAATGGTAGTGATTGAATGTGAGTACGATGCTAACGGTACTGATGCAGGCGTCGGTTCTGAAACTGCGGCTAAAGCATATTATAAAATTAACGCAACTCCAGATGTAAGCAATGCTGCTTATGCTGAAATTGATGGTACTTTTATAAAAGTTGTTTATAAGCCTACGGGTTCAGTCAGCGGAGAGATTGCAGAGGCTTCTGCTTCTAAGTTAATCTTTCGTGCCGATGGCAAGGGTCAAATCGTTGGTTCAGCTTTTGCTGAAGGTTCAACTGATCCTGAAGGATGGAAAGACGAGTTCTATGATAGAGAAGGATATTGTCAGATTTTTAAGACGGCAATCTCTTTGTTTAGTGGAACTTCATTAGCTACCCGCTATCGTGGTGTATCTAATGAGTACAAGCGAGTATGGCAAGAAAAGTTAATGGAACACAAGATGGATTTAGAACACGCAATGTTATTTGGCGTAGGTTCGGACGATTCCACATCAACAGGGCCTGTAAGACGGTCATGGGGTATTGTACCCTATACAGAAGCTTATGGTAAGATTAAAACCTTTACTTATGCTTCCTCGTCTTATGATGACTTTATTGATGCTATGGAAGATGTCTTCTCACCTGAATCAGGTAATAGCGGGAATAAACTAGTCCTTGCTTCACGCAAAGTCTTGTCTTACTTTAACAAACTTGGCGGAAGCTCTTTCTTAGGCAACACAATGGCACTTGGACACACTGCTACAACTAGTGGTGGTTCAAATGGTTATTCCGTAGATATCCAGAATGTTAAAGGTTCATTCGGACATAATGTAACACGAGTAAATACTCTTTACGGTGATTTACACTTGGTCGAACAGCCTTTATTCAGGGGTATGTGGGAAGACTATGCTGTTATGGTTGATCTAAAGAATGTAGCTTATCGTCCGTTAGCTGCTAATGGCACATCGAGAGATACGCACATTATCACTAATGTACAAAATAACAATGTTGATGGACGGAAAGATCAAATCTTGACCGAAGCAGGTCTAGAAATATCTTTACCAGAAACTCATACCTTGTTAAAGTTCGCATAATTCAGTAATTTAAGGGGGGTCTTTATGGCCCCCCATACTGGAAAGGTAAATATGAAAATAGTAACAAGTAATGATGTCGGTGGCCCCTGGCAATCTGGAAAAGAAGAAGTCAATGATAATAGCCGCAGACAACAAAATATAAAAGATCATGGTAAGATAAAAGTTACCAAGAAGAGTAAAAAATGACTAGTGCAGTAGCGAAAGTGCTCATGACTGCTATGAGAAAGAATAGGATGTCTGTTATAAGGTACTACGCCTCTAAGATGGGAGTATCTCGTGGTAAATTGTTATCTACAGCTAAAAAAGTCAATAGAAAAATTCCTAAAGCTAAGAAGATGAGTAAGAGCGAAAAAATGGCTAGGACTAGACAAGGGCAAGAAACCTAATGGCTTTTAGTACAGATATAAGTTATTATGCGGGAAGTGTAACTGGCAAAGACGCAGCTATTACTTCGTTCCTAAGGGCTGGAGTTAAGTGGGTTATAAATCAGATTGAGAAGACCAATCCAGATTTATTGCCATTATTTGCTCAGGCGAGTACTTTAAGCAATTCCCCTACGACTCTTTCACTTACTACTAATAGCAAAATAATAGATGTGGTCAGGAATAATGCTGACGATGGAACTGCCGAGGCTTTAAAATGTAGCCCAGTGAACGCTGCTTATCGGAGTAATGTTGTTAATGCTGATAGTATCTATTACGCAGGAAAGGATTCTCCTGTTTATTATATTGATAATAAGGTGCTCACTGTTAAGCCCACCCCAACAGCAACGCAAACAGCGATAGTAAGTATAGTCTTACCTGATGTTACAGTTGCTTTTGATGATACTAGTATAAGTAATTTTCCTAGTGAGTTATATCATGCAGTAATTTTATTTGCGGCAGTACAACTTTTACATAATAAAATGGCTTCAATGGGGGCATTATTACCCACTGATTTAGATTCGGATACCACAGTATTTGATGCTATATCTGATTATTCGAGTACGCTAAGTGTTTCTAGTAGTTTACCTTCGGCAATCAATATGGGATCAACTGCATTGCCATCTGCTATTTCAGTGTCCGCTAGTTTGCCATCTGCAATAAGTATTAGTTCTGCTCTGCCGAGTGCTCTTAGCATAACTAAGTCATTGCCAGCCACTATATCTCTTAGTACTGGGTTACCGAGTGACTTTTCTACTTCTACATCATTGCCAGCTGATTTTAGTCTTACTGCTGACTTGCCATCAGCTATTGATATGAATTCAATATCTCCTCCTAGTACAGTTGATGTGAGCACTACTCTCCCAACTCTTTCTATATCAACTAGTATTGATAGTGAATATAATGATGCATTAGGAAAAGTAAAGGCTCTTATAAATGTTGGTCTAGCTACTGATGAAGCAAGTGGCAGTGGAGATGATGCGACTGCTCAAAGTGCTGGATATTGGTTAGCCGATGAAGATGAGGAAATGACTCAGGCTACGATACAAGTTGCTACGCAGGAACTACAGAGAGCTTCTGCTTGGTTGCAAAGATTCCAAGCTAGCATGGGAAAAGAGACTCAACAATTTGAAGTCAATGTTTCAAAATATACGACTGAACTGCAGAAAGAGACTGCGAGAGTACAGGCAGATAGTCAAAAGCATTCAGATCAATTACAAAAAGAAATGCAAAGAGTTGCAAATGAAGCTCAGATATATAGCAATGAAGTTCAAAAAGAGGCTCAAGAGATAACAAGCCAATTAAATAAATTTCAAGGGGAGGTACAGAAAGAGACTCAAAGGATAACAGGCCAGTTGGGTAAATATCAGGCAGAATTAGAACTCAAGGGTCAAAAAACACAGACAGATGTAACTATATATACTGCTGAGATACAGAAAGAGTCTGCTAGATTGCAGGCAGAGGCTACTAAATATTCGAGTGAATTGCAAAAGGAATCTGCTAGAGTGCAAAACGAAGCTTCCATATATACAACTGAATTAACTCTTAAAACTTCTCAGATGCAACAACAAGTTTCTGCATATACCAATTTATTAGGGAAGGAGACTGCAAGAGTTCAGAATGAGGCAACTATTTATACTACTGAATTACAAAAGGAATCTGCAAGGTTACAAGATGATCTTTCAGAGTATAATGTAAATTTACAAAAAAAGATTTCCCTTTATACTACAATTATTAGTAAGTTAACCACAGATTACCAATGGCTTCAGAGCCAGTATCAAGTTGTAAAACAGGAACTTGGTGAATTTATGATGCCATATACTGCACCAGGCATGACAGATAGTACTGTAGAAAGAGTAAGACGTTGAAATTAAAAGAGATGGTAGAAATGGTTCAGCAGCATCATCCAGATATGGGGGTGACCGAGATCGTTAAGATGCTTAACATATCTCAGGATGAGTATAGTCAGAGGACAAGAATGCTTGAAAAAGCTACACAGTTTGACCTAGCTGATGGTCAAAGATATTATGCGTTAGATGGTGCAATTCTTGAAATTAAGTCGGTAGATATGGAGAGTGCTGATGGTAGTGCAGACCATGTGAATATACCAAAGTTAGTTGGTAGACCGATAAGAAGGGACTTAACTTAATGGCTGGGACTTATGTAGATACCTGGAGTAATAAGTATGCTTTAAACCAGTGGGTTTGGTGGACTGAAAGAGATGCGGTTGGGATTGCGAAGTTTAATCCTAGTACTGAGAAATTTACATCTCCAACCACGGCTCAGGATGGTAAGAAAATTACTTTATTTTACTATAAGAAGGCTGCACAGTTTACTGAGCCTTCTGCTGTTGGGTTTTCATGGACAGCTGTAAGTGATTTTCCATCGCAATTTCATGATTATGTAGTTGCGAAAGCTATAGCATTAGGATATGAAAAGAAGCCTGAGACTATTCAATTGGCTCAGTATTTTCATGAAAAATTTGAAAAGGGTGTTAAAGAAGGAAGAAGCTTTGCTTATAGGGCAAGAGCTGGCACCGTTAAGTACATAAAGGCAGTCGACTTTTAAAGGAGGTTATCATGCCAGGATTACTAGATAAAATAAAAGAGTTCGCTTCCCAGCAGGGAGAGAACTGGAGAACAGCGAGAGAACGTCAGAGTTCTGGTGGAAATAGAAATCCATTTTTAAAGACAGATCAAGAGCAGGCCCAACTAGCAAGAGATCATAGCGGTGGTGAGATAGGTCAAGTGGCTAATCGGGCATGGGCTAGTAAGATGTCTGCTGGTACTCCTGATAGTGTAGCTGGAACATCTGGAATGAGTTTTAATCCTGAAGACTCAGATAGTGTCATGGAGATGCAGAGATCGTTAAATGCGGCTGGTATAACAGATAAATGGGGAAACGCTCTGTCCGAAGATGGTCGGATGGGCCCAAAAACATTATCAGCTTTAAGGTCTATGCAAGAATCTAGAGGTCAGTTTATAGGGCCAGAGGGTTCTGATGAGCAGGCTTTAAATCAAGACTACCAGGAAGATCATGGCAGATTAAATGAGACTGGGAATCCAGTGATGAACCCTAGTAATTGGTGGGATAAACTTACTGGAAGAACCCCAGAGGAGGGGCATATCCAAGAATATAATCCTCAAATGAGGGCTCCTGAGCCTGGGGGAAGAATGGGTGCTTACAAGAAACCTAGTGGTGGCGGAAGGATGTATTAATGGCAATTAATACTAGAGCATATGATTGGGAAAGAAATAATTTTGGGACGACTGAGTTCGATGATCTCAGTGGTTGGGCTTTTACCGATTT